TCATTAGGGATAGTATCAAAATTCCCATCTATGTCCTTAGTTTTATATCTTCCGATAATATTTCTAAGTTCAAATGGAGTTAAAACTCCAAGGGAATATCTGATACTTTCTGCGAAATTTTTATATCTCATTAAGTAATTTAAAGAGTAATATCTTACAATTTTACCCTTCTTATTAATTAATGGGAGTCCATTTAGCACTTTTGTGAAAATGTCAAACGAACTCAGACTATTTGTTAGAGGAACTTTTAACACATAATTAAGAATTTCAGAATAAATTATTCTGAGATTATTATAATGTGTAAAAATCCCTCTAAGTGGTAGCCCAGATATCTCAATTCCATTACTAATTCACCTCTTTGCAAACTCATATGTTGTTTTTGACACGTGAGTTTTAGGAGGTGATACTTCAACACCCATTCTCATCATTTGACCTTTATATATACTGGCAACTTTATTGTCTTTAATGACAATATCATCACCAAGTATAATATACTGGTTAAAGTTGGTAACTTTATGTGCCTTATAAGCACATCAAGATACTAACATATGATGGGTAAGTGTGAAGGCTGCTCAGGAACTATAAGCACCCATAGGTTGACCAACTGCATAACGCAAATTGGTTTTTCCATCTGGATGTCTATAATCCCTGTCAATTAGTAATTTAGACCAAGCTTCAGCAAAGATTTTATCCTGATAAATTTCAGAGATAAGTCTCTCTTGAAGTTTGATTGGGAACCGATCTGTCGCAGATGACAAATCTAAAGAATAGAAATATTCATTAGAATGTGTCCACTTGTGTTTTGGATCTTGTGTAAATGTTCTATCACATGGTAATTTACTTAATAATTTAAGTAAATCATCATGGATGGGACGCAGAGCTAGTTGTGTATGGTAATCTACCATAGCAATAACTCTTCGTTTACATTCTGGATCCTTAACAATTGATAATTTACCATTAGGCCATCTATCCTTTCCATAAGATAGTTCCATATTCTTTAAAAAAGGAGTATGGAAGAGGTCCTTAAAACCCTCTCGCATAATGTTCATTATCGATATAATTAAATCTTGTTTATAAAAGAGATGCGATCACTGAGAAGCCCATGTGGACTTCCCGGATGGCCCCCCTTTCATAGACAGATAATGATTATCAAGTGAATATGTTGGTTTTTCCAAGACGAATTTATTATCTGTAACTCATTTCTTGATAAACCATGAGGGTACCGACCCTAATGATTTACCGGAGAAACCGTTACTAATAGATTCAGTCTTGAACATGATTTTCTTATCTTCTATTTTAGAAGGCTTTAGCCCTCTAGTTAGTAAGAGAAGAGTCATGGCTACTCGCTTATCAGTTGTTGATCCCTTACATAAAGGTTTCAAAAACGATAAGTGTGTAGGAAAACCTTCTTTGTCAAGACTAATTAATTTATTATTAGAGAATAATGGATTTCCACATAGATATCTTGTTACATGAAGTCTGGAAAACTTCATGTAATAGATCATAAATTGGAAACCATTATTCTTTCATAATCTATTAATTAACCTAATATAACTAA